ATATGTCCTACACAAAGAGACATTAAACACATATCCATATACTGATTATTTTCTTCAGATACAAGGAATCTATCATCATCTTTGAACAGTTCCTGTTGTTTACACCAAGCAGGATCATCACTAAAAATAACAATCTGATTGTCTTTAAAATGTTCTAAGGCTTTTGCATAATAATCTAGTCCTAGATTATGATGATTCTTATAATTTGTCAAGTAATCTCCTCTTCTGATGTGAAGAGATACTGGTTTTTCCACACCATTAATCATAGATTGACATGGTTCTAAAATCTCTGGTCTGAAGGCAAACATAGAGTGAACTGTATCTTCAATATGTTTAAAATATTTTTCAGATTGAAAGAACCCAACTAGACTTACCCAATCAGGACAATCATTAAATAATTTTTCATCAAATGAAAATGAAGCTTCTTCTACTTGTGGTCTTTGAAAATCTATGAACTGTATGTTCAATGGATTTACACCTTCAAAAACAAATGGATTGAAGAGTTGATGATCTGTCCACTCATTTTTATTTTTAGATGGAGGTATGGCATAGTTGTAATTATTATTACTTGCAATACCTCTCAAAGATGCAACTTGAAACATCTGGTTTCCCAAACGGCCAAGTTGACCTAACATATTGAATCCAATCATTTAGTATCTCTCAGGTAAACTAGGTTCTAAAACTTGTTCTTCTACTTCATTCTTTTTATAAACTTGATATGATATCCACGCATACGTTTTCTTGATTCCTTCTTCTAAGGAGTATTCATAATCCCAATCTAATATTTTTCTAATCTTATCGTTCTGAGAATTACGTCCTCTCACACCTAGAGGGCCATCAATATGATTTCTACCTATAGATTTGTTTGCCACCTTTGCCGTTATTCTTACTAACTCATTGATAGAAACCATTTCTTCTGAACCTATATTGATAACTTCTTTACACTCAGACTCCATTAGTCTACGTGTGGCTTCTATGCAATCATCAATGTACAAAAATGATCTAGTTTGTTCTCCATCTCCCCATACCTCTATGGTATCAGCAAGGCCTGCATTTGCAACTTTTCTACAAATCGCAGCAGGAGCTTTTTCTCTTCCACCTTCCCATGTGCCTTCAGGCCCATAGATGTTATGGTATCTAGCGACACGTACAGGTATGTTATAATTACGACTATAAGAATAATATAATCTCTCAGAAAATAATTTTTCCCAACCATATTCCGAATCTGGATTGGCTGGATATGCATCCTCTTCTTTCAGGCCTGGATTATCAATTTCTTCTTGAATATGTGATGGATAGGCACATGCAGAAGATGAATAAAATACCTTTGGTGTTGTTCTATCTTCTTTCTGAGCTTTGACTATTGCATCTAATAAATTCAAATTAATCGTTGCAGAGTTGTGCATAATGTCTGCATCATTCTCACCTGTAAATATGAATCCAGCACCACCCATATCAGCAGCAAACTGATAGATCTCGTCAAAAGATTCTATCATCTTATATGGAATTTGATTGTAGAAATTACCCTGCCATCCTTTAAATTCTACCACTCTATTCACAAAACTTTTATCTCTCAAATCACCAATAACAAACTCATCAGCTTCATGACGACCAAACTCTGGATGATCTAGATCGACTCCACGAACCCAGTACCCTTCTTTCTTTAGTCGTTTGACCATATGACTACCGATGAAGCCACCAGCACCCAGAACTAGTGCCTTTTTCTCAGGATAGTTTCCCATGTGATATAAAATAAGATTCAATATATTTATTATAACACAAAATATTTAATTGTCAAAACTACTATAAGATTTCCAATAAGTTTCTGGATGATCTACTACCATCCTCTCTTCAAAATGTATTCCATTACCCCATAATTCTACTTCAGCTCCTAAAGGTGCATTGATTGTGATTGTTTCTGTAGGAAAAACAACTCTTTCCATAAAGAAATTTTTTTCACCAATACACCTCATCACAATCATGTGATCAGTATCATTATGGTAGGAATATTCAACCATGATGAACTACATTTTTCCAATCTTCATCGAATATTTCTAAACCTTTATCAGTAAGAACGTGATTGTACATCTTATCAAATACAGATGGAGGCATTGTCACAATATTAGCTCCATTTGCAAAAGATTGAGAAACACTATTCACATATCTGATAGATGCAGATAGGATTTTTGTTCTATGAATTGCTTGAACTCTGAATACTTCATCAATATCTTTAATTAAATTTAACCCTGCAATTGAGTTATCATCCAATCTACCAACAAAAGGTGAAACATAGGCAGCACCCGCTTTTGCAGAAAGTATGGCTTGTGCAACGTCAAATATAAGAGTTACATTTACTCTAATTAAATCCTTGCATGATAGTTCTGCACACGCAAGTAAACCATCAGGTGTACACGGAACTTTTATAGTTGCAGATTTTGGAAATTTAGTTGCAAGTCTGATTCCTTCTTCTATCATTTCATTGGCATCGCCAACAACTTCCATACTTATATCTCTTAATCCTATATCTTGTATCTCCTGATATACTTCCTCTGGGTCTCTTCCACTTTTACGAATCAAAGTTGGATTTGTTGTTACACCATCAATCAATCCAGTACCATAATACTTTCTAATTAAATTTGTGTCTGCTGTGTCTAAAAAAATCTTCATTGATTCAAGTAAGTTTGTCATAGTAATCCTTTTTCATATATCTTCCAAGGATATTTGAATTATAATACAAAGGTGTGCCATCGGCAAGCGATTCCATAAGCACATTATTTAGAAACAACTGTCTTGTCTCTTCATAGTTTACTTTCCCTAGTGTCTTATGTAGGCTTATAATTTCTCTTCGGAAATTGTCTTTTCCAAGGTCTCTAATATCTTGTTTAAGTTCCTCAGAAGATCCAAAGTATCGTTTCCAGTCAGACTCTGAGGTGACTCTTCGTTTTCCTCCTTTGGGTTTTCTTTTTTGTACGAAGTATTTTCTTCCAATATATTGTTTTCCTGTACAAAGGTTTGTGATTCTGTAGACAAAACCATAGTAATCCCCAATGTCATCAGAAGTAAAGGGTAAACCATTATAAAGCCAAGGATTTTCATAATCTACATTCAGTGACATTTACAGTTTCATTATGAACATAAGTGCATAGTATGGTGGTCTGTTCTCGTGAGAGTTACCACTTCCTTTACTTCCAGTATTACCACTAATTGATACGGTCTGTGAATTAGTGCCTGGTGATGATCCTCCAGTGGTTCCACTAACATTAATTGTTATAGATGTACTATCACTACTAAATGAACTTTGAATATTTTCAACTGTGTCATCTGCTACATAAGGAGTTATATCTGCATCTGCTCCTCCTTGACCTCTAGGAATACCGTGACTATGAGTGTTACTACCTGATCCACTAAATGAATGTGAGTGATTGTTAACTGTATGAGAGTGAGAACTTGAACCACTGAATGAGTGATTGTGACTTGGCATTTGTGCCTCTGTAAGAGTTACACTATTTGCACCACCAGTATTGTTGACTGAGTATGCACTACCAGCACCAACAATAAATCGATCTCTTAAATCTGGTGTTCCATTTTGTCCATTACAAATGGCCCATCCACTAGGAGCAGTTGAACCAGTGTACATCATAATCATTCCAGTTACAAATAAACTAGAATTAGCTAAACGTGCATCAGGAATCGTCCCTGCATTTAAGTTACCAGCATTACGATAATAAGATCCCTCTTGTCCATCTAGTTTATCAGAGTCTAAGCCAGATCCTGAGCCATCATTACCCTCATGCCAAACCTGATATTTTGTAGACTCTCTACCAATATAAACTTTACCTTTTGTGAAATCTGGGCCACTCGCACCACCATAACTATCATCATTCAAGCCTGGATTTAAGAATATATTACCAGAAGATTCAACTGCAACAGCATCTTTAGGAGTGGTATTAGAAGGATCATTCTGTACCCCAAGTACAAGGACACCATTTTCAGCATTACCATCATTTGCATAGTTATTGTTGTCGTCATACCACCATAGGTATCCATGATCGGAATCTGAGTTTACTTTTGATCTAAAGTTAATACCAGTTCTACCGCCAGACGTACTTGGTTGTATAATAATTACACCCTTATCATGACTCGGATCTTCATTTTTTGAATCTAATGTAATGGTATTGTCTATGTTGACTGTTCCTGTAATTGAAGCATTACCATTCACAGTTAATCCAGTCAATGTTCCAAGAGACGTAATACTTGATGCAGTAATACCACTTGCTAATGTGGTTCCAGATAAAGTACTTGATGATGGAATTGTAACGTCAGCCCAAGTTAAACCACCACTCACACCTGTATTACATTGTAGAAATTTTCCATTTGAGGGAGCATTACTAATTTTTAAATTAGCTTCATCTATGATGTTATCATCTACAGTTGCACTTAGAGTTAAATTACCAGAACCATTAAATGACTGTGCGTTTGCAGTTATCTCTCCATTAATACTAAAGTTTCTTGTTGTTTCTAAAACTGTTGCAGTCGCAGCATTACCAGATGTGTTTTGATTTCCATCCTGATTTACGCCTGGCAGATTTATGTTCGCAGATCCATTAAAACTTACACCACCAATAGTTCTTGCCGTTGTTAAAGTTGCAGCTGATCCTGTTGTATTCTGATTTAGTGTCGGCACTCTTGCCGCATTTATAGTTCCAGAGGAAATATTACTTGCATTTAAAGAAGTTAAACTCGCACCTGAGCCACTGAATGTGGTTGCAGAAAATGTACCAGTAAATGTACCTGTGTTTCTACTTATTCTTAACCACTGAGTAAATGTTCCAACTCTATTTTGAGCATCATAATCACCAAACTGTATGTACTCAGAACCAGTGTCATCAGACGTAGAGATTCTTAGATATCCAGCATTATTACCACCTAACCATTCAATATGTGCATCATCATTTGTAGCGTTTCCAGGCCCAAATTTAATGCCACTTCCAGTAGAGTTTAAATTTAAAAAATTAGTAGATGGATTATATTTTATAACACTATCAGTTTTCAGTGCATTATTACCAGATGAAGAATCAACAAAGGTTATAAATCTTGATGCATCAGTATTACCATCATCATTAATAGATACAGCACCAGTGATATTAGCAACTGTTAAAGTATTTGTACTAGCATTATATGTCAAATTGTTGTCGGATTTAACTACGTTACCACCACTTTGCCCTGCTGCATTTGAAAATAAAAGTCTACCATCTGTTTCTGTATCATCCTCCGACACTGCTAATTTAGCTGCCGATCCTGCTGATAAATTTCCTACATTATCCCATTTAGTATCAGTTCCATCAGATGTAAGGACTGTTCCAGAACTACCAAAATTACCATCCCCATCTTGAAGTTGTCCATTTAATCTTAAATTACCATTTACGACTGCCGAAGCTATATTGATTGCCCCTAACGTATTCGTGGATGGATTGTATACTAGATTAGTGTCTACTTTTACATTTTTATTTCCAGACGAGGAATCAACAAAAGTTAAAAAATGATTTGAATTAGTTGATACTGCAGTCACACCAACTTCAGACGCTGCACCAGCAGTTAATGATCCTGTGTTTATCCACTTAGTATCTGTACCATCAGAGGATAAAACCTGTCCACTACTTCCAAAAGCATTATCTCCATCAAAAAGTTTAGCACCTACGTAAAAATCACCTGTAACAGTGGCGATGCCTGTGACACTTAGATCCTGACTAATTCCAATACCGTAAGTAGGGCCATTATCGATGATACCATCAAGAGTATTTTGCCCTGCAGTTGTACTAGGATCAATGTAACTTCTCCAATTAGCCATCAGGATTCATCTACGAGAGTACAATTCTTCCACCAGTGTGGTGTTAAAGTGTTACCCCATTTATCTTTATATGTAAAATTCTTATCTTGTTCCGCTTGAAACAATGTAGGGTATACTTTTCTATTCTCATATACGTCAGTCCATCTATTATTATCAGCATAATACATGGTGCCTATGCCAGCCATTCTACTCTGTTTTGTTATGTGATATGCCATGATTATCTTAAGTTGTAGTTAACAACACATCTAATATTATTTAGCGGTTGTTCTGCAGTGTGATAATAAGATCCATCAAACAGAACCACTCTACCTTGTTTTGGTGTAACTCTTTGTTGTAGTGTATACATTTCAGATTCTATTTGTTCATTATATATGATAGTATCACCATCACTATCACAAACATAATATAACATTACAAAGTGATCGTCTTTTGTATCAATGTGTGGTGTGTCCACTGATATTCTATCTAAACTTATAGGCAACTGACAAAAAGATCTACCTTGAATTACATCTACGTTCTTCCTATCAATTTTTGCACAAGAATTTTGAATAAGTCTGATAAAAAGATCATGAAATGCACTTGAGAGTTCACTAGGATAATCCACATATCCATGAAAAAAAGCTGGTCTTAATTGAGAGTCAGCCTTTGCTGGTTTTGTTACATCATGAGTAAGATACCAAGGGAAATCATATCCTTTATATTGTCTATCACCTAATAAAATTTCTTTGATTATATTTTGATATTCTAAATCAATAACATCATCGAATATTAAGATTTTATCTTTCATGAATTAACCTAATATTGAATGAATAAGAAATTCTATCCTCACTTGATTTATTTTTCTCCACTTCATGTTCTAAACTAGAAGGGAATATTAATAATCTACCCTCCATAGGGCGAAAATAATATGTCATATAAGAGTTTGAATTATATTTAAACTCCTTTGTATAACTATCCAATTCTTCATACCTGTTAAAAAGATTTGGTGATGTAAACACTAAATTACCAGAATTTTTGGGAGTTTTAATCCACAGAACTCCAGAAAGATTAGATCTGGGATGATTATGTTTCACATTAAAATTACCAGGCTCATTTATATTTTTCCATCCCTCAACAGCTGCATAAACACCCTCCAATATAGGTAGTTTAGAAACTGAATTTGTAATTATTTCCTTTAATAATTCTGATCTATCTTTTTGTATAGTCATCTGATTAGACTGCCATCCTCCACGATTAGATATCTTTCTTCCTACAGGATCTTCATCTCTCTCTTGATATATTTCTTCTATTAATTTACCTCTATAATCATCAAAATTATCTATCCCTAGACTATGAATAGAACTAGGGAAAATATTTGTAAGTTTATAATTTAAATCCACTAAATGTATCCTTCTTCACATCCTGTTTAATACCACCAACAACATAAGATTCAACCTCTGTCTCCTGTGGTGCCACTTGTAATCCCTTTGAACTAATCCAATGAGTAGTCCAAGGTAAAGGATTATGTGAAGCTGGTATATCATACATTGGTTTCAATCCGATAGATTTCATTCTACGATTTGCAATCCACTCAATGTATTGTGATAACAACTTATCATTCAAACCAATCATACTACCATCTCTGAACAGATATTCTGCCCATGTCTTTTCTTCATTCACAGCCTTTGCGAACATATCATATACATTACTCTCTTCTTCTTTTATAATATCAAGCATATCAGGATCATCACCTCTTCTCCAGTAGTTTAATATATTCTGCGTGAGTGCCAAGTGCTGGTTCTCATCTCTGGCAATAAGCGATATAATCTTCGCCGACCCTTCCATGGCTTTGAGTTCACCGAAAGCAAAAGAACAAGCAAAAGAAACATAGAAACGAATACCTTCCAAGATATTAACGTTGGCAACCGCTCTATAAAGAGATCTCTTAAGTTCCTTGATTTCATAGTTTGAAGTTGGACTTTCTTTCCATCCTTCCTTCCACATATTACCAGTTCCCCATAGTTGGGCCTGATTTATAAAGTCATCGTATGCACCAGTAACACTTCTAGCTCTTGATAATATATTCTCATCATCTAATATCGTATCAAATACCTCAGCAGGATTAGGATAGACATTCTTTATGATATATGTATAGGAACGT